GTGGTGTGGCAACAATAGATACAACTGCAAACATGGATGTAACAATCACAGCTCAATGGAATAATGAAGATGCTGGTAACGTATTAGAATTATACCAAGCATTTATGGAATTTAAGAACTGATTACCAGTTGCCACAGGAGCTCCATAGGTTGCTTCTAACGAGACTTTAGAGTTTCAGAGTATAAAGTGTTGGCTAAAAAGATAATGGCACCTATGGCTATAGGATTGGCTTAGAATAGATAGTCTGATTTACACTCCAATAAGTACGATAATCGTCCAAACGGACCAATAGATTTATATAGTAGTAGTTACATATATTGTATTGTAGAGAAAATAAATTCTACGGAGACTATAAAAATGAAGAAATGGAAACCAATTAATTGTAAGATATGTGGTAAAATAGTAATACCAACTGGTAGTAAACAACGATTCTGTGAAGAATGTGCCAAAATCAGAAGAAAACTAATACAAAATGCTAGATATCAAACACCAGAGGGTATAATTAAGCGCAAAATAATGCATTTCAATGAACGAAGACGTATATTAAGTGAAGATATTAAAGAAACGTTCACTATGAAGCAGTGGCATAAGAAATTAGACGCAACAAATGGTATTTGTCCACGTTGTAAACAATTTGTTGGTAAAGATAAGCTAACAATGGACCATATTGTATGTATAAGCAGAGCCGAATATGGTAAAGTTTACACTATAAACGATATTCAACCATTATGCAAGAGCTGTAACAGTAGTAAAGGCAATAAGATTGAGGAGGCATCACAATGAGTGATAAACAAGAGATATACGACAAATGCAACAGTATAATCGCAACACTAGATAGTATATTAGACCTTACAAAGGGTATAAAGGAGAAACTAAAATGATAGTAGCACAAGTAAGAAATGGAACACCAGATGGCAGAATTATGCTTATTACAGTACCAAAAGGGTGTAAACTAGTCAAAGGTGACATAGTTAAGCTAGTAAAGCTAGAAGAATAAAGGAGGTATAATAATGAAAGAAAATACACAATTCATACTTAGTTTCATAAATTTGTTATTGTCAATAGGAGTATTTGTTCTAGTTATACTGACAAGAGTTATACTGACAAGATGAGAGTAAAGGACAAGATATGTATCAAGTGTGGTGAACCCTGTACAGGTAGAGTGTGTAGGGCTTGCTTCACTAACAAGCATAAGATGCCACGACATAAGTATTACTACAACACTAAGACAAAGACAACACATAAGGTACATCCATAATGGAACTAATAACAATACTCTGGACATTATATATCTTTAGTATGGGTATAGTAGCTGTTATGTTAGTAGCAAGGGTGATATACAGATGTTGAAGCTGGACATTAAGAGTATACATAGTATAGTATTACCAAAGAGTCAAGTAGACATAGAAGATGTCTTAATGGTATCTAAGATACTAGGTCTGATACCCACTCACTCCAATACATACCTTTATAAGTCAGTACTGTCTTTTAACTTACATAGTAAGTTACATAAGCTAAAGCTTATACAGTCAGCACTGTTCAATCGTGACTATCAGACTAAGGGTCTTAGCGCCACAACATACAGTAGTAACAGAGTATATTTAATTTTACAAGAGGCATTAACAGCTAATCGCTGGACAACATATAGTAGTAAGTAAGTATAAGTATAATCTTTAACAAGAGGTACTAACAGTGTACTAACAGTGAGTATGGGTGTGGGTGTAATAAGAGTGTATTTGCAACTAAGTGTGCGAATGTAAAAATGGAAATAAATATAAATATACACTAGACACTCAAAATATTATGGAATATGACTATGAAGATACCATTCACATTGGACAAATGGCAGAAAGATGTTCTAGAAGCAGAAGGTAATCTCTGCATCTGCAGTGGGAGACAAGTTGGAAAGAGTCAAATTATTGCTATTAAGACTGCTGAATACATTGCTACGCATCCCAAACATAAAGTACTTGTTATATCTATTACTGAGGACCAAGCTATGAATATGTTGCAGAAGATAATGTTATATTTATTTGATAATCATAAAGCAAGCATAGCTAAGGGTAAACACAAACCAACTAAACACAAAGTAAGACTAGTTAATGGAGCTGAGTGTGTTACTAAAGCAGTTGGACAATACGGTCTAGGTGTATTAGGAATGACAGTGGATATCATCGTACCAGATGAATGTGCATATCTTCCTGATGCAATATGGACTAGTATTACTCCAATGCTTCTTACTACTGGTGGAAAACTATGGCTCCTAAGCACACCTAACGCTCGTCAAGGGTACTTCTATGAAGCCTATACTAACCCTGAGATGGGATTTAAAACGTTCCACGTGAACTCTGAAGAGGTTGCAGAGCAAAGGCCTGAACCACAGAGAACTATTATGCTAGAATACTTAGCAAGAGAGAAAGAACGCATGACAGAGTTACATTATGCTCAACAATACTTAGCTCAGTTCTTAGAAGAGCTAAACCAATTATTCCCCGATGAACTCATCAACAATTTACAAATTCTTCAGAGGAGTCCTCCCTCCGTAGACTCTTCTGGAGAGTATTATCTTGGAGTAGACGTTGCTCGTATGGGAGGAGACGAAACAACCTTTGAAATACTAGAGAAAAACGATAAAATCTTCAATCACAGAGAAAATATCGTTCACAAATTTACTTTGACAACAGAAACTATAGCAAAGATACTAGAATTAGACACTAAATATAACTTTAAACGTATCTATATTGACGATGGTGGCTTAGGAGTGGCAGTATTTGACCAATTATTGGACAATGAACAGACAAAACGCAAGGTTATTGCCATTAATAACGCATCTAGAGCTATAGATGTGGACAAAAAGCGACACAGAAAGATACTAAAAGAAGATTTATATTTAAATTTAAAGACTTTAATGGAAAAAGGACACATTGCATTACTAAAAGATGATAATATTTTAACAAGTCTTAAGTCTATTATGGTTGAAAACAATCCAAGCACCAACGATATAAGAATATACGGTAGGTATACTCATATTGCGGAGGGACTCATAAGAGCAGCTTGGGCAAATAGAGAACAGGCACTAAATCTGTTCTATGAGGTACAATAAAAATGGTATATACACAAATATTCGCAACATTAGCAGAAGTATTATACAAAGCAGGAGCTAGTGCTAGCGCAACAAGCTCAGGAGCAGCTTATGTAACATCATATATGTTTCAAGTAGAGAGTTTCATTAATACAGCCTGTAGACAAAACTTCTCAGACAATTATGCGACACTAAACGACGACACAAAAGGAATATTACAAGAAGTAGCTACTGATTTAGCAGCTATATATGTTATTCAATACGATATGAGTGGCTTTGACAGTAGAATTGAAGCTGAGGATATGATAAATATCTTAAGAGACGCAGCATTAAGGGGAATTCAACTATTAAAGGACAAGAAAGCATCAGACTTTGTTAGAGGAGAAGTATAAAATGGCACTAGACTTTGGTAAAGGTATGCTGGTTTTTGGAGGACCGGTAGGAGACAATGGAGAAGCTGGTACTTATACAGCAGGGTCAGCTCCAAACTTAGTTGAACAAGCAGCACTGACAAAATATCTAACACCTACTACTTCTGGTTCACTAACAGCTGTTAAAGATGGCTCAGTTACTACATATTATTCAATAACAAGTGGTGCTGGTGGTATTGCAATTGATTTAGGCAAAAGATATAACATCACAGGAGTAATTACTTATGCCTGGGCACAATGGGATGACACTTATTACTATTTAGATTCAAGTATTGATGGTACTACTTACACAAATAGAGAAACTAAGATTCTTGCATCAGGAACATATGGAGAACTTACAACCGCAGGTTACAAAGCAAGATACTTTAGAGTTCGGTGTGATAGACCTGGTGGTGGAAATGTCGTACACAAGCACTATATTGTAGATATTAGGAGTGTAGATTGAAATCTAACCAATATAAAAACAAAGGAAATAGTAATTTAGAATCACAAGGAGACATTATTGACCTATTAGAAGAAATCAGAGACTTACTAAAGGAGAGGAAATAAAATGGCATACACGGATATAGATGCAGCAGCCACTGGAGCACAAGCTACTGTAATCACAGACTTCTCTGTTGACGGTCAACAAACTGATGCAGCAACTGGAGAGAGAGAAACAGAATACTTAAACGCTAAGGCGTCACAATACTTAGGATATTACAAATCAATACCTGAATTAAAGATAGCCATAGATGCTAAAGCAACTTGGACTATGGGTAAAGGCATTACAGCAGATAACGCTGATATGATTAACTTAATACCTATTACAGGCTTTGGTAAAGACTCATTCAATTCAATTTTAGAGAACTTGATTAGAGTATATCATATTTATGGAGATGCTTTTGCAGAAGTTGTACGAGAAGGAGACAAAGTAATCAATTTAAAAGTACTAGACCCTGGCACAATCAAAATTGTAGCAGATGCAAAAGGACTTATCAAACGATATGAACAAAAGAGTAAGTCTGGAGTTAAACGATTCAAAGTTGAAGACGTCTTTCACTTATGTAGAAACAGAATCGCAGACGAAATTCACGGAGTATCTATTATAGATGCAGTAGAAGATATCATTTTAATGAGAAATGAAGCAATGTCAGACTATAAGAAACTCTTACACAGAAATATCTATCCAGTTAGAATCTGGCACTTAGACACAGACGTGCCAACTAAGATAGCAAGCTTTAAAGCTAAAGTAGCAGCATCTAAAGGCGAGGGAGAAGATATCTTTATACCAAAAGGCTCAGTTGAAACAGAATTAGCAACTGTACCAAGCAACGCAACACTAAATCCAATGCCTTGGATACAGATATTAAATCAATATTTCTATCAAGCAGTAGGAGTACCACAAATTATAATTGGTGGGTCACAAGAGTTAACTCAAACAGCAGCACAAATTGCTTATCTAGCATTTGAACAATGTATTGAAGAAGAACAACTGTTTGTGGAAGACCAAGTATTAGCTCAACTAAACATTGAAATCAATTTAGAGTTTCCAGCCTCACTTCAAAACAATTTGTTAAGTGATGATAGAAAAGATGGAACTCAGGAGCAGCAAATGAACCAACCAAGCAATCTTGAACCTCCAATGACAAGAGGTGAAATGTAAAATGGGAGCATATCAACCAACACAAAGAGTTAACGGACCAAGTGGTTACACTACAAGTGGAAAGTATTGGGAAAGAAACGAAAGAGGTGGAAGAACTTACAAAACAGACCCTAAAAAGCTCGCAGCTTACCACGCTAAAAGAAGGGCGATAAAAGCACAAGCACCACCTTCACAACCAACAATGCCTACTACTTCAGGTGCAGCTAATCGTGTAGCACCATCAACAGCTCCAATTGGAACATATAATCCAACCACAGGAGTATTCACTGATGCACAAGGTAATCAAACTAGTATGGCAACAGCACCACCAGGTGCACAAATACTAGAAGAGCCACTTGCACCATTTGATGAACAACTACCACAAGATGAAGCAATGCTTGCAGAAGGAGAAGTAGCACCAACACCTCCAAGTTCTACACAGCAACCAGCAGAATTTCAAGACCCTCAACTAGAATCACGATTAAATAATGGAGAAAGTTATCATTCAGTAACAGGACATTATGAATATAAATTTGGTACAGTAGAAGGGCACGAAGAACGAGCACAGAACTTTAAAGATACTATGATGGCTCCTTGGAGAGGACAACCAATATCAGTTGGTGGAGAATATACACCCGGACTTTCAGAAGGACTGTCAGTTGCAACAGGAGCAGCAGAAGCTCTTGGCGCAATTTACTTTGTTGGTCAAATCTACAAATGGCTATCATCACAAGCTGAAAAGGGAGTGAATTTCATAGCACGTAAAGGAGAATCATTCGTTGCAGATACAGCTAATAAAGTTGTAGGGAAAAACGCACAAGAAGTAGCAGTAACAACTGTATCTGAAATATCAACTAAAAATGCACCTACTATTTTAGGATGGCTTACAGACTTTTCAGTAAAAGGAATAGCACAAAAAGGAGCAACAGGACTAATTGCTGGTTCACCTTTCACATATGGAGCTACAGTTAATCTGATTACAGATGAAGTTAATGGATTAAGCATAACAGCATCTAAGATGCAAGAAATAGGCGACGATGCAGCTGCAGAAGAAATTATTGACCTTTTGATTGACACAGTAAAAGTATCAAAGTCTGAAAAACTTATAAGATTAATTCCATATCTTAATTGGGGATATCAAGCATTTGCTAAATATATTCCTGACACAGTTGAAACCAAACTAATTGAAATTGAAGCTAATAGAAAAGCTGATGAAGCTAAACTAGCTAATCAAATGGACGCACAAAGATTACTTCAATCATCTCAAGGCCCAACATCACCAGTAGACCCTTCTGTATTTGATGAAACACCAACTGAAGGAGTCCCTGCAGAACCAACTGAT